TCGTAAGGGAGAATCTCTATTCGTGTCAACTCTAGGGTCTTTCTTTTTGAGAATCCTATCTACGAGATGCTTTGAACCGACTGTAGCTACGAATAGAGGCAATATTGCACTCTCTCCTGGTTTCAAAGTCCGTACAATCTGTCCATTGATTCTAAGGTTATATACCTCGTTATCAACATTAACAAACCGTGTGGTCTTTGTTGTAGCTTCTACTTCTCGCTTTGCGATTCTATCTAATTCTTCCTTTTGAATGTCTTGTTCTACGTCTTCAAGATGTAACTCGTTTGGTGTTAATTCGTTTTCCATTTTTTTGAGAGGCAAGAACCACGTCCGTAGACCTTCCGTAGAATAGTGGTGAAGTAAGGATGCCTTCCTTACCCCTCGGTTACTAATTATCCTTTGTCTAACGTGAGGTTGATTGATACATATTCTGTAGTAGCACCAACCGCACCAGCAGGAACTAATCCTACTTGAGTTTCTGTAACTGCATTGATGTCTTCAACAGCTCCAGAAGTTACGTCTCCAATTGTTACTGGTTGTCCGGCAACAACTGTTGTTGTAGCGTCGTTCAAAACTGCACACAATCCGCCAGTTTGAACCCATCCAAAGGCATCAGCAGAAATGGTTACATTAGGAACTCCTGTTGCGAGGTCAGCTAACGTACCGTCTGAAACTATGATGTCTTTATACTTATTGTGTATAAGAGTCACTTTAGTTCCAGCTACTGCTGTTACTGCAATGAGGTCGTTTAAGGTAAGTACAACACTACCTGAACCAGAAACTGTCGTGTGTGACTTAATGCCATACATGATACCTTGTCCAGTTCCACTGGTGACGTTGACAAACCCTTCATCGTACTCATTAGCTGAAACTGTTGCTCCAGCTGTAACAGTCATTGTATTCTCACCTATTAAAAAGGTGTTTACTGCAATGTCCTCGTGGGTTGAAGTAATGTCAACAGCTATTGCGAGTTTCCCTGGACTAAGGTCTGAACCTCCAACATTAGCATAACGGTATGTTCTGCCATCGTTGGTAAAGCCCATAGTCCCCAAGGAATGTCTTTGGTCGCTTGATTGTTCATGTGGTTTAATCGCATAAACCACTGGTAATCCAGTTAACATAGTTTTCTTAAGAAGTCTTTACAGGATTGCTCCCTTATACTTCCCAAGTGTTAATGGTTACTAATCGACTTTTTTATGGGGTCAATCTAGCGTCAATTCAAACACACCGTATTCGCCCACATCTGCTCCGACTCCCGCTGGTTGTACACCAACTGCAGGTTCGGCTATTGCGTCTAATCCTTCAACTCCACCATTAGTTCCAGCACCTATTGTAACTGGTGTGCCAACTTCGGTGTCGTTTGAATCTACAAGAATTGAACACAGACCACCTGTCTGTACCCAACCAAATGCGTCTGAAGCGATAGTTACATTTGGAACTCCCGTAGGAAGGTCTGTTTGAGTTGTATCTGAAACTACAATATCCCTGTACTTGTTTCGTACTAAGGTTGCTGTAGTTGCAGCTTCTGCTGCTATCACTATTGGGTCGTTTAGAGTGACTGTAATGTCCTCTGAACCCGCTGAAGATACTTGGTGAGCCTTAATGCTGTAAGCGATACCCTGTCCAGTTGCATCCGTTATGTTGAGGAATCCCTCATCATATTCGTTTGCAGTTACTGCTGTTCCTCCAAGAGAAACAGTAATGACAGTATCTCCTATTGCAAAAGTATTCACATCTCTATCTTCGTGGTTTGTTTCAATGTCAGCAGCCACAGTCAACTTTCCTGGGTCTAAGGCAGTACTAGCAGCTTGTGCATAACGATATATCCTACCGTCATTAGTAAAACCCAAAGTACCCAAAGGGTGAAGTTGTGTTGTTGAATCTTCGTGGGGTTTAATCCCGTATGCTACGGGAACGCCTGTTAAGAATGAGGCCATTTCTTTTCTTGAGAGCCTTTAAGGATTTCTCCATAGATTCTCAAGTATTAAATGGTTGTTATTTCGACTTTAAGTTATCCAATGTAAACCTACAGTAACTTGTAAGTTTACGAAACTTGTAAGTGTACCTGTGTTTACTGTTGCCAGTGAATCGCCAGCCGCTAATTCAACGGTGGCTTTTGTTGTTTCTAATGTTCCTTCAGTGTTCGTGTTTGCTGAACCGCTTGTATCAATAGTTGATGAAAGCAAATCAGTTCCTGAACCCTGTGCTGTTCCTGAAGGTACTTTTTCAATGTTTAAAGTACCTGATGAGGAAGCAGTTGACCATGTAGCTACAACGAAATCCACTACACATTTTGCAGGTGCTGTCCAGAACCTGTCGTAGTTTGCGGCAGTTTGTGGGTCAGTTCCTGGCAAAAGTGTATTAACCGTAAAGCTCTGGACTCTAGCTTTCGGGTTGCTATTTGCTGGATTTTTGAATGACATAATCTTCTAAGTTATTGGAGTAATTATGCAGAGACTCCAGTTCTCCTTGCCATCGTTCGTGGTGCGTCAGCAATTAACTGACCGTACCAAAAGAGGTGGCCTACTGTTGCATCTTGGTTTACAGGCTCTTTCCATCCAGTCCATCCGAATCCTTCAAGCATTGAACGACCTGGCTGTGGGAGTGTGTAAAACCTAAGATGGTTCTCGTTGATGGTGTAGATGTTCTGTGAAGTACACTTTTCGTCTGATACGAAAGGAATACCTCTGAACGTCAATGCCCTGAAACCTTGGTTTGCTGCTACAGTTCCTCCTACTCGCACGATAGAGCTTCCGACTCCGCCTGTGTCTTGTACAAGACGAAAGTCTCCTTGCATCATATTGTGCTGAACGGTGGGAGTAAGAAGTGCCTCATAAATGGTGAACACGGCTGGCGTGGTAACCATAAGTGTTGGGGCATCATCTCCTCTCTGTGCTGCATCAAAATCAGAAGCTAAGTCTGACAAAGCTAATGACCCTGATTGGGCTGTTAGTGTTGCTCTCCAATTGGTAAATGTTGACCTTGAAAGACCTCCGTAACTTACGACATTTGTTGAGTCATCAATTGCGGCAATCAATCCAAGGATGTCCTTGTTTGAGTTTCCAGTTCCATCAGTGTAAAGTTGTCGTCCGAACTCATCTCGTAATCTCTTTGCCATCCATTCAAGTTCAGTTCCAACAAGATTTATAATGGCTGCTGGACCTTGGTTCACTGCTTTCTGAATACCAGAAAGTGTTGCTGTACCCACTAACTGACTAGGTGCAAACACCGCCCTTTGACGAATGTTCTCCTGAGTTGTTGGTAGAGTGTCAAATCCTGAGTATGAACCAAAGGTTGTCTTGTCAGTAAGGTTTACGGCAATATCAATTGACGTTCCTCCCTGCCAAGGCACAGCTCCTCTTAATAGACGCATTGCAAGAACGTTTCCATTAAGAACACTGTCAATTACCTTTGAGAGTAACCTAGTTTGCGTAACGGTTGTTGTGAACAACCCTCTTGCAACTGGCATATTAGATTTTCCCTATTGGTTGTTATTCCGACTTTCCTACTGCACCCCTCATAGCTTCTGCAATAACCTGACGAAATGACTTGTTTTTGTCTTCTTCTGGTGCTTCAGTTATTTCTTCTGTTTCACCTTCAGATGACGGAAGGTCTGGCTTTGAACGTTCCTCCTCCTGCCCTTCAGCTTTCGCATCTTTGGCTGTGGAGCCGAGTTGCTTGTAGAAGCTCATTGCACTCTTTACAGAGGTAAAGTTATCTCCTTGCTCCTCTACGAACTTTAAGAAATCAGCTTTCTTCGCATCTTGGTTTTCATCAAGAGCGTCTTGGACATCTTGGTTGAACTTTCGTTCTTCCACAGTGTCCGCCTCTTTCTTTGCTGTATCTCGCTTATCCAACTCTTCTTTCATAAGCCCAGTAAGATACTCTTTAGCCTGTTGTTCCTTCTCTTGTTCTGGAGTCAATTTCCCAGGTGCGTCTTTCTCGAGGGTGCTAACCTTCTCTTCCAGTTCCTTTACCTCTTCTACTTTTTCAGCAAAGCGGTGTTGTGGAACTGTGTTTTGCTCTGAGGTCGATGACTCCTCTTTCTGAGTATCCTGAGTAGTTTCCTCAGTATTCTCAGTTGTTTGTTCATCTGCCATATTGGCTACACTTTTTTGCGTGGTTTGGTGTCCACGAATTACACTTGTTATTGGGGTTTAGTGTCCCCAGTCGACTTTTTATTTACTTCTGGCTCTCCTCGCAAATTCTGATAACTTACTGGCGGAGAGTCCAGTTCTTGTTTTCAATCCTTTTCTCTTTCTTGCTAATTCAGCTCCAAAGAATCTTTGCTGACGTTTACTTACTGCTGGCATTATTTTCTCTTTGTTCCTTTTTTATGTGGCATTATACTTGTGGTGGTAATGTTGGTGTTCCACCTCCGACTTCAGGTGATGCTCCTGCCTGACCCTGCTGTGTTTTGGCAAAGTCGTCTATTGCCTCTGAAATGTTAGGCATCTTTAACGCCTTATACAGAGTTCTTATTCCTATTGCCCCTAACTGCCAAAGCTGTATGGCTTCCTGCCTAATAGATACCTCGTCTTTAGGAAGGGTTGAGCCTGCCGTAACCATTGGCTTTACATTCTCTCCTATCTTAGCCCCAGAGAAGTTTTGAATAAAGCGAGTTCCATCTTCTCCAAGAATAGAGAATGTCTTTTTCTCATTATAGAACATCTTGATTAGCTGTGTCCAGTATTCCGCAATCTCATCTAAAGCTCGTTCAAGCTGTCTTGCCACCAAGTCCACCCTTCCCAAGTCAGCAGCCCTCAATAATTGCCTGCCACCAAGAGTTTCCTTACCTTCCCTCTCTCCCCTTGTTGTAGAGTGAATACCCCAAATATTATCAAACTGGGTTCGTGAAGTTTCAAGGTCAGCAAAGAGATAGTTAGGTACATTGCCAGGACTTTCAAATCTAAACTTATCTCCTTTCGCTGCATCCTTTCCAAAGATAATCAAACCCGCCTCGTTAGTAATATTTGCAGCCTGTTCCTCTGACATAACATCAGAGTCAATTAAGAGAACAGGGTTAGCCACTTTTCCAGCTATATCCTCAACCTGCCTTTTCCTTATGTTTATATTATCCTGTACTGAAATCAACTGCTGAACATAATCAGTTTCACCCAAGATAGACTCCCCTACTTGGAACAGAGACTTAATAATAAACGGCTTTCTGGGTACATCAAAGTAGTTCTTTTTCTTATTCGTAAAGTTAAAGAACGGGTTTTTCTGGCTCTTTAAGATTTCCGTACCTGCTTTCCAAGCTACAAAGTCATTAGTCCACACCTCCTTTACAGTGAAAGTCTTTCGTCTTTGCTTGTTGGAGTCGGGTTGTACTTTATTTGGTTCAGCACTTGGGCCGTGAAAGGTATCCTGCACTCCCTCCTGAAAGCCCATCTCCAATAGGACTTTAGCCTTACCCTCGCCAAAGAAACGTTTGGCTTGTTCATAACTCAACTCTAACTCCTGAATAATAAATGCTAGGGATTTAACATCCTTACCAAAGCGTGGGACTCTAATCCTCTTTGGGTCTATCTCTTCCAAACCGACATCATCTATCTTCTTATTCCAAGCAACCTTAAACACTCCGTAGCGTTTCACAATCATATTCCTAATAAAGCGTTCTGCCTTTTCCTGAATACGAACTCTCTCCATATGAAATCCTAGTACATCCTGCAAGTCCATAGCGTCTTGCTGGGACTGCTCATCCTCGTCTCCCGACTTAACTACAATGTCAGGCAGGCGGGATGTAGCGATAGGAACCATAGTTTCAGTCGCCATCCAGATACGGTTCTCTACTGTCTTTGAACCTGTACCAACAATAAGGTCTACATCTGTCTGCAATCCTCTGTAATATCTGACGTTAATGTCCCAAACACGTTTAAGAACCTCATAAAAGGTTTCACTCTCTTTCTCCCACTCAATAATCTGTGCAAGGAGGTCTTCGTCTGACATCCCTGTATCAAACTGTTCCTTTTGCAGATTAGTCTGCTCTGGCTCTTGTACGTTTGTGTTTGGTAATTCAGCCATTTGTTTATATCATTCCCTGAGTACGAGGGCTTTCGACTCAAGGATATCCTTCTGTCGAACGGGACTTTCGTCCACCCCCGTATTCAGAGAACGATATTATTCAGCCATTTAAGTTGTGGTCAAACTTTTCTTCTGCGTTTAGAATACGCATTGCCTCTCCTTTATTCCTTGATTGACGTAGAAACTGGTCTTTTTCTGTCCTATCCTGTCTTTCTTTCTTTTCTCCAGCTTCTGTCCTTGCTTCCATTTTACTATACTGGTCTTTGTAATACAACTTGAACCTGCTTTCAGAAGGTTGTATCATATCCACCTTGGCTTGCCTTGAACTTAAATACTTTCTTTTTTCGTACTCTTTTCTATCCATAAGAAATAAAATTAGAATTAGTTTTTGGCAGTTCTGGCTCTCCGACTTTAGTCATAAAAACGCCTGGACGTACCTCTTTCACATAAAACGATTCCTTTGCACCTGGAATAGCTACTTTCTCCTTTTTCTTAAAAGCACTACCATGTCTGGAATGCATGAGCCAGTAAAGTGAATGCACACAAGCATCTACAAGGTCATCATGGTCTCCAGTTGGAAAAGAAAGAAGCTCATCATATAAATCTGGATTACTTACTTCCACCAATTTCTGCTCAAATAAATGTGAAACTGAAAGAAGTCTAGTCATCTTATCTTTAGGGCGTTTATCTTTACCAGCCCCTAATTCAGCAGTAGAAACAGGAACATATATTCCTCTTTCTTTTGACTGTTGCATAAAAACATCACGAATAACTTTCTGAAAACCAACTTCTTCAAATACTACACGAAAAATATCAAATTCTTTAACATATCTTTCATACATATCTAAAATTCGTTTAACCTGTTCGTTTGTACCCCATCTACCTCTATCAGATACTACTTCTTTAAATCCTTCATCTGTTCTTTCCATAAGTACTAATGCACGATAATCACTACTTTCTTTCTCAGAAATAGCTGGGTCTACCGCTAAACATGCTATTTTACCTTGATGTGTAATCTTAACTCCATTAAGATAGTGAGGTTTAATAGGCTGGTCGGCTAATGAGATAGGATTGTTCTGATATTCTGCCTGAAAGGCGTATGTACCCAACTCCCTCTGTAACTTACGCAAAGATACCAAAGGCCATCTATCTTCCCAAATGCTCTCCTCGTTGGTTATAGCAGCGTAAAAGCGAGTAAGAAACTCTGGCTTCTTCTCTAGGTTGGACATTAAGGATTGTGTATGCAATTTAGTCCCTACATAAATTAAACTCTGTTCTGGTTTCAAAGAAGGAAGCAAAGTCCTAAAGAACCAATGTTCCAGTTTAGCCCTCTGGTCTTTGGAGTAGATAATGTTCTCGTCTTCAAGGTCATCACAAATAATCATATCTGGGCGAAATCCTCTAATCTGAAACCCCTGCCCTTTAGCACGTATGATAGTCCCGTTATTTAAGATAATCATATCCTCCCGCCACTTGTCTGACTTCTGTTCCCCAAAGTCTTTCTTAAGACGTTCATTCGCTTCCAGCTCTTCCCTAATAATCCGCAGGTTCTCAATAGCCAAAGCCATGGTAGCTGAAACAATAAAGATATCTTTACGTTTCCCCAAGACAGCTAACCACATAGGAAAGAACCTAGAACAGATAGTCGATTTACTAAATCCACGGGGAGCTATGAATAATAGTCTGTTTAACTTATCCTTTTCATCAGGCAACATTTCCTTGTTGCTGTCAAGTGATTTTAGTTTTGGTGGTGTAAATTGGGGAGGTGGTATTATATCATATCCAGGGGGTACCAGGGGGTCATCCCTCCCCTCCTCCTTTGTGGTATTTAGTCGCTCAGTATCTATTCTTATGTGGTTTTCCCCCTCCCCGTGTGAGTTTGTACCCTTTAGCTCTAAATCATGTACCTTGGTATGTACCTTAGTATTCTCATGTGGAGTGGTTAAGCCTACACTTGGTATGATACTGTCTTGCAGTAGCGTTAATATCTCCTTATGGAAGGGTGGAGTAGCGTTAGGAGTGAGGTGTTTGAAGTAGAATAGGATGAAGCTAGATAGGTTTAAGGTAGACTTATCTATTCTTTGTTTAGACACAACCTCATCTAAGTCTTGTAGTACTTCTATCTCTGTTCTATGGCTAGGCATTAGATACCTCTTTAAGTTCTTCTAATAGACTACGCTTGTGTTCTTGTAACTCTTTACCCGTGAGGTTGAGTGTTATCTTCTCTGTTCTCTGCGGGGCGTAGTTTCCTTTTACCTTGTTATACATATCTATTGCAGAGTTTGAAGCAGGCAGGTTTTCTTCTTGCACTAAGTTTCTTCTGTGTACTTCTGCTACCTTTTCATCATTTAGTCCTTTAAGCTCCAACTCCTCAATGAGGGTTTTCTTAAACTCTGTATTGTTTAGTATTCGTGAGGCGGCAACCTTGACTGAACCTTTGCTTATGTGTGGTTTGTTCTCACGCACAACAGCCGACATATTCATATCCTTTGAGATATACTGCTTGGCTAATACTTTATTCTTTATCTTTGTTCTCGGCATTGAAGTTCTTTTCTAACTCTTCTAACGTTTTTTCGTCTTGAGTCTGTGGCTGCTTCTTTTTAAGTATCTTATACTTTGGTGTTGATTGAGGTATATATTCTTTGAGCTTCTTTAGCTTCTCTATTGTATTATTTTCCTTGCCACCCAGTAAATACCCCGCAATGAATGAGGTTATTACCAAGAGCTGTATTATTAGCCACAATATCATTGTGGTATTATATCACTACCCACGCTTATTGTACAAGGTATGTTTGTACCACTTTGTTATTTAAACGCCTTGTGGGCGATTTTAGAGCGATAACTTTATTATGGTGTTGTTATTATGTGGTAGCTCTATTAGCTCTATTATAGCTTGTGGATAACTTCTTATGTAGCTATTGACAAGGTTGCTTGATAAGAGTATGCTTGAAGTAGGAAAGGTCGTTAATAAATCAAGTGCATACTACAATAAATTACCAAGAACAATTACAGGATATGCTTAATGACTTCGCAGTTAGAAATTGGGTAAAGGATATTGCAGTCAAACTGCAAGAACATGACCCAGTTGATGCCTTAAAGGACTGCGAATTACTTGTGAAGATGTGCAAGGCACGTCTCAACAAACTTGAACCATATTCTATAAAGTAAGCTATTGATACTGGCTATTAACCGCAATAGCATTAGTAGCCAGTAATGAGTAGCTTAATATGACAACACGCCAACAACACATCAATAAAGCAAAGAAAAGACAAAGAGCTATAAATGCTTGGCTTATTGTATTAGCTATCCTTGCCTTTTTATGGGGTGGGTTGCAATATCCTCTCTAACTCTTGCCCGTGCCTATTAAGTGGTAGGTATCGCAAGGGGTAGAAAACTCCCCTAACCGCTCCGAGATGGTGCGGAGTACATTAACAATATGAAACTCTACGGAGAAGTCAGCTCTGAAAGAGCCACAAAGGGGCAGGGAGGAAATGAGTTCGTGAATGTAATAATAACCGACCAAAGCGAAACCGTTAGATTCAAAGCAAACTTCATAATCAAAGGTGATGAGGTAGAAATGCACACAACGGGGGTTGGAGTACTACATAGAAACTTCGCACTTCTCCCAAAAGGCAAAAAGCAAAAAGGCAAATGCCCAGTGCCATCCAACGCACAACACGGACAAATCCCTTGTCCGTACGAGCATTAAACGCCAAAAAGCAAACAGCCAACAAGACCATCATTGTTGGTTTTTTGTTATTCTATTATGGTACAATGTCTAAATGGAAAAACCCATACCTGACTTCAATTCTTTTAAGGAACTCTCACCAGAAGAGAGAGCATTTTATATCTATGACGAGATTACAGACGCTAACAAGCACTTAAGGAAGCTAAACGGAACTGTATCAAGACACGAGAAGATTATTTGGGTATTGTCAGGCGTTGCCATAACTTTAAGTCTTATGTACGGACAGAGTGGGATAACCCAGATATTTGCGTTCTTTAACTAATTGGGGATAACTTTATTGTGTTATTTATATGAGGATAGATAATAAATATAAGGCATATCGATATTTATATCTTAAGTGGGTTGCAGGAATGCTCCATAAAAACCATTGAACATTTCTAAAGTGTACATTAGATTTTTGTAGGAAGGTGACGACCTTGCCTGCGATATGCCTAAGTAGTCTCTCCTCACCTGAACACTATGCATCAATGCTCAGGGGAAGATAAAAAATAAAAAGTTAGTATGTTTTCTATAAAAGATGCAAACTAACTTAAGGAGAACCAATGCTCAAAGCCAA